GTTGCCCTGCCACCAGATCGACTTGGCAGGCAACTGATCGTCATTGACGCCTGCTGCGGCCAGTTCCTCTGGCGTGTGCGGTATTGCATGCCCGTGGAACCGAAGAATATCGACACCGAAGTCCGAGCCATCCAGTTCAAACAGCAGAACCTCGCTGCCAGGCTCCAGGGTCTGGATGTCCTTGATCAGTGACATGCGAATTCCTTACGGGTGGAATGCCCGCTCAAAGGTTGCGGAGACCTTGAACCGACCGCCGCCCACAGGTGTGGGCTTTGGATCAGTGCAGGTAAACAGCCCCAAATCACCGAGCGGCGTGGACCACAGAAAGGCCTTGGCGCCGCCGTGCCGGTCAAAAAACTCCATGATCTTGCGGACCTGGGCCTTCGTGCCGATTACGGTGATCGGATAGCTGTCCTCTTTGTTGTTGGGGCCATCACCCACCACCTGCCGGTACCCGCCACCAAACTTGGATTCGCGGACCCGGTAGGTGATATCTGGCGTCTCTCCGCGCTGTGTTGGCCAAGTGAACGTTTCGATGGCCATCAGCCCCTCCTGTTGATTGCGCGCCAGATCGAACCACCCTGCCGTAGCCCAGCGGCGATGGCCTTCTCGACTTCAGCCTTGGTGGCAGCCTGGATGCCCTGTCCGACTGCAGCCATGTCCTGAGGCGACTGAACCCCTGAGGATGACTGCCCAGACGCATCGACCTGAACCGATACCGGGAAACTGTACGAAGCCCCACCACTAGCGCTGGAGATCTGGCGGGGTACCGCCGTCGGCGTAACCAACCCGCCATCTGCGTAGCCGCGACTGTTCAGGGTTTGTAGGTAATCGAGCATTCCTGGCTGACTGACAACTTCGCGACGCAGTACGAACTCGCCGGCATGGACAATGCCGGCAGGCTCATACTTGCCACCATCTCCTGTGTAGCCACCGTCAGAGAATCCATACGCGGACGAGTACCCGGCCTGGGATGCTCCCAGGTTGGACGACACCGCGCCTGCAGACCCAACCTCCATGCCGTTGCCGGTGCCACCGCCGAAATAGGCAGAGGCTGCAGTGGCACCCCAGCTCACCAAGCTACCCAGTAGGCCAGAAGCAGCCTGCTGTGTCGCGATGCGAGCCATATCGGCCAGCACCGACTTGGTGAAGTCGGCGAACGAGAACTTGCCTGTTATGGCGAAGTTCACGACCGCGTCCTCCATCGAGCTGAAGGCGTTGGTGAACAGGGATCTCGTCTGCCCGGCAACATCCCGGGCCTGCTCCAGGTAGTTCTGAAAGGCCGACGACGCACCCTTGCGCCAGTCGCCCTGCGCAGCCGTCATCTGGTCGTAGTTGGCGATGGTGGTTTCCTGCAGGTCCTTCTCGGTCTTCCTCAGGGCCACAAGCTTCTGGTTGTACTCGTCGAGGCTCATGCCGCGCGAGCCGTCGCCGTACTGGTTGGCCAGGTCCAGGCGCTGCTGGTTCATCCGGTCGGTGATGCCGTTCTGCTGGTCCCGCAAACCACGCTGACGGTCGCCCAGCCCAAGGCCGTCAGCGGCGCGCTGTCCCTGCAGCTTCAGCGCCGCGACCTGCTGGTCAAGAGCATCGCTGTAGGTCTGCACAGCCTTGGCCTGCTTGGCCAGTCGCCCTTGCTCATTGGTCGCCAGCACCGATAGCTCGGTATCGGCATCCTTCTGCGCCTTGACCATGGCCGAGCGTGCATCGGCGATCTTCTGGTCCAGTTGGATACGTTGCTGAGCGCTTGTGCTGCTCCGGCCTTTGGCGTCCTCCAACGCCTTGATCTCGGCCTCATAGGCGTTGGTGACCTCCGCCTTCTGCTGCTCGATAATCGCGGCCCGCTGGGCTGCATACGACTCCTGCGAGATCAGACCGGCCTTCTGCGCAGCGTCCAGCTCCTTCTGGTGGTTCTTGTACTCAGCCAGGATGGCGTTCAGCGCGTTTCTCTGGTCGTTGAATCCGGAAAGGTCAACCGATCCAGTCCGGCCGGCCGAATCCTTGAACTGCTTCGCAATGTCGGACTCAACCCGGGCGACTCGATCAGGTTTCAAACGCTCATCGTTCGGATTCTTTTCGCGGATAGCGTCGAGAGACTTCCGGTACTCCTTAAGCGCGTCCGCCCGCTTCTCGGCGTTGGTTCTGGCAGATTTCTCCAGAGCGTCAACCTTGCCTATGGCAATAATCGCGGCCTGTTGTTGCTGAGCGTCCAGCGCGCGCGCCTTGGCGATCGCGTCGAGAGTGTCCCGCTGCTGGATGAGCCCTTTGAGCTCAAGGCTAGCGTTGGTCAGCTTCTTCTGCGCATCGCTGTCATCCTTGTCAGCATTCACAGCGCTCTGCGCTGCGGCCACCTGCTGCTGTAAGTCGACGATGCGGCTTGCGATATCCTGGTCCCGGCCAACGTTCTTGACCGAATCGACCGTTGCAGCAACCTCGCCGCGCAGCGCCTTCCAGCCGCGCTCCCAGATCGAGAGGTTCTCGGTGACCTCCTTGCTGCGGTTTTTGATGGTATCGACGTAGGTGTCGGTGAGCAGCCTGGCGGCCCCGATAGTGTCACCCTGCTCCTTCAAGGCAACGATCTGCGAGTAAGTCGAGGCAGTCAGGAAGTTGTACTGCTCGTTGAGGTCCTTAGCAGCTGCCACCGGGTCCTTACCGATCTTCACGAACTCGGCGACGGTGTCCTCAACTGCTTTGCCGGTTGCCGATCGCCACTCCAATGCGGCCTCGGTGATCTCGACGAAGCTGCCAGAGGCTACCTTGCCGCTGCTGGCTAGCTGGGTGAGCACCTCTGCTGCAGCGCCAGTGGTGCCAACAGTTGCCGCTACCTCACGGGCCATGCCGGAAAGTCGATCCGATGTTGTGCCGGCGGCATTGCCGGTGGTGATCAGCGCTTTCTCAAACCTGACCGCCTCTTCGCTGCCCGAGTAATAGGCATAGCCGAGCACTCCCACCGCTGCAGCTGCGACGGTGAACGGGTTCACCAGGCCCAAGACGTAGCCGCCGAGCGCCTGCACAGCCGGCCCAATACCGCCAAACATGTCCTTGAGCTGTCCGCCCTGTTGCAGCAACACCTGGAGCGGAGCCTGTCCACCCTGCAAGGACACCACGATATCGGTGAACTGCGCCGGTACGCCGCGCAGTGCTGCTGCGGTGGCCTTGGCCGACATGCCCGTCTTGTTCAGCGCAATATCGGCGCCGCCCAATGCGGTACGCGCTTGGTCGATCTTGGTCTGGTACTCGCCGAAGGTCTCAGCATCGAGTGCGCCACTGGCACGGAAGCCCTTCAACTTCTGTTCCATCTGATCCAGCCGGCCCATGGCCGCGACGGTTGGATCAATCTTGCCCAGCAGCTCCTCGAGCGCCTGGCCTTCTTCCCGATGCGCGCCGGCGGCCTTCTTCGCCGCCTCCGCCTGACGCTCCTCCGTGGCGATGAGCGCTTGGGCCCGGCTATTGATGGACGCCTGACGGCTGGCACTGTCCGACAGAACGGCGTTCGCCTGGGCGGTGACCTCAGCGCTCTGCTCGGTCGCCCGGTTCAGCGACTGAACGTACTGACTGGCCTCCAGCGAGGCTTTGGCCACAGCCAGAATCCTTGCCTGCTGCTCGTCGGCAGAATCGGCAGCGCGCCGTCCGGCCTGGGCACCTGCGTCAGTAGCGCTGGTCAGCGCTTCCTGCACCTTGCCCGCCTGCGCTGCCTCAGTCCGGAAAGCCCCCATGTTGGCGGCTGCGCTGCTGAACGCCGTGGATGCGCTGGTAACGGCTCGCCCCACGGTCGCCATTTGCTGCGCCAGCTCTGCCTGCTTGGCGTTGAGCGCCTGAAGCTCCTGCACGATCTGCCGGGTGTCGCCCTGCAGGCTGCCGAGGGCTGCCTCCCAAGCCCGTCCAGTGCGGCCGGCCGACTCCTCGCTGCGCTTGCCGGCATCCGTCAGTTGGTCGAGGTTGTCCTTAGCCTCGACGGCATCACCGGAGTCGATCTGAAGACCGAGGGAGGCAATGGTGGTCATGATCTACTCCATCGATTCGGCCATGACGGCCAGGGCCTCAATCTCCATGACGCGGAGATCAGGGAAAATGTCTGTGAGGTCGCGGCGCTTGATGCCGAGCATTGAGGACGCTGCAGGAATGGCGGCGTAGTCCAGGCCTGACGGACCGCCAGAAGCCACCCGCCACTGTGTACCCATGGCATCGAACAGGCGGAAGGCAGGCCACGCATCTGGCCAGACCTCCACTTCCTCTTCCTCGATGTCATCGAGGGTCAGCCCCAGCGCCGCCAGTTGCTCGGCGGACGGGCCGCGCTCGTAGCAGGCCCGTGCCGCCGCCCTCAGTTTCCCAGGCGGGCCGGGCTGTAGGCGGACTGGAAGGCGTCGATGACCGCCTTCGGAGCGCCGGTGCAGGTGCGCACCAGGTCGGCGATGGCCTCGGCGCTGAACTCGTCCTCGAGATCCCAGCCAGTGACGATCTCGCCCAGTTGCTCGGCCTGCAGGGCGATTTCACCGGTGGTGACCTCCTCCCACGTCGCCCCGTCCTTCTGTGCCTTCTCCGCCCAGGCATCACGCGCCTTGTTCCAGCGGTCGAACATTGCGGACAGGGCCAGGCGGTCCATGTAGCGGAACTGGAACTCCACCGGCGCCGGCTCTGCGCCAATGCGCGGAACCTGCACCACAGCGGCGAACGTGGGGTTCTGCGCGATCTTGATCTTTGCCATGAGTGCTCCTTACGCGCCGGCCAGGTAACGAAGCGAGCGAGCCGACAGGCCGACGCTGATGGTTCGAGTCATGACGTTGTTCCGCTCCATGGTTGGGTCGGGCGTGATGCTGACGTAGCCCGGGTACAGGATCTGGTCGCCGTTGCGAAGCTTCATGCGGATCACCGTCAGCTCTTTCGAGGCGTCATAGCCCTCCACGGTTTCGACGTAGGCAGCGCTGGGCTGGTCCTCAACCGCGATGGTCAGGGACCTAGGGTTGCGGTTCGACGGATACTGCTTGTCGTCGTCATCCTCCAGATACCCGACGGTGGTGTACTGCTGCTCACCACCTGCGGAGTTGAAACCGGTCACCTTGGAGATCTGCACCCAGTCCGACACAGGCAGAACGGAGCCGACGCCTGCGCCAGCGGTGAAGAATTCGGCGTCGCTGGTGTCCAGGCCGGCCAAGGAGAAGGCGTCGGCGGCGACACCGGAAGCCTTGACGGCTCGGTCGTTAATCAGCGCCCAGCCGGAGTTAACCAGCAGAATGTCGCCGTTCGCGATGTTGTGGCCGACTGCGGTAGCAACCGGCGGCTTTGCGTTGGACAGCGCGGTGAACGGGACGGCGGCGCCGATGACGCGTGCGATTTCCAGCACCGCGCCGTTTGGCAGCGGGAAGCGTGCGGCCATGGTGTTTTTCCTCTTGGGTAGAAACGAAAAAGCCCGCACGCGGCGGGTTTCATTGGTATCTGGAATGGTTAGCGACGATGCAGAAGGCCGCCCGGGCGAAGCTCTTCGCGGATCACCTCACGCACAGCCTCGGCCTGATCTTCGATCTTGGAGCGCAACTCCAAACCAAGGTCGCTATCAGCAAGCATGCCGCTGAGCAGTCCCAGGACCTCCGAGACATCGCCCTTCTCGATGGCGCGGTCCATGTCGGTCCGATCATCTTTGGTCTCGCCGCGAGCCGGGTCGATACCAAGACCGATGCCAATGCAGACGTATTGGTCATTGGCATTCTTTGCCGTGGTCACGGCAAATCGGTCAGCGGCCGTCAGAAACTGACCAGCCAACAGAGCAGTGCCCGGCTTCCAGTCCGTCAGCGCATCACGCAGTGCACCTTCGCTCTCATCGCCTCGGCAAATCGCCTTCTCCAGCGCGCCAATGCGCCCGGCCAAAGCCTCATCCGCTGATGCGCGGGTGCTGGCTTCGTCAACGATCTGTGCTTTGGTAGCGAACTGATCAATGAGGGCCTGGCTGATGAAGACCTGGTCACCCTCAACCACGAACGACTGATCAACCGATGGGTCATCGCTCTTCGGGCAGCCAAGGCGCGCCATGACCTTGCCGTTGCAGGTAATGGTCATACCGTCGCCATTGATGGTGATACCCGAGCCGGTAAGCCGCGAGACTCGAGTCAAGGCCTCTTGCTCAGTCTCGAGGCGCCGGTAGGTCAGCGTGGTGCGGATGTCCGAGCCGTCGCGGTCGAACGAGATGTCCTCAGTCGAGAGCTCGGCGCTATCGCGATGCTCAGCAGGGATCTTCGCGACTTGCGCGCCGATGAAGTTGTAGTACTCGACTGCATTGCTGGGCAGGTCGCTTTCGGGCCACTCGCCAACCGTGACGGTGATCATTTGCGGAGCGCTGGACAGCGAACCCACGGCGACATGGCCTCTGTTGATTTCGAGGGCGCCAGTCTTGAGGTCGAAACGGTATCCTGAAACGCCAGTCACATAGTTAGCACTCTGTATCTGCATACATTGTTCTCCATTCAGGCCGCATCAAGGCCAAGGGTCAGTTGAAGCTGGTCTCGCCAGTACTCGACCTGATGCTCCAGGCCAGACTTCTTGTTTCGCCACCTCGCCAGCTCGCGACCACTCAGGCTTGCAACGGCCTTCGCGTCATCAAGAGCACGACAGGCGCGGTCAAATTGCTGCTTCTCGTTCAACTCGCCGCGCAACAGGGCGTCAATATGCAGGTCGGCCCAAACAGCGAACTTCAGATCCAGCCATCGAGCAAAGGCCACGCCCAGCTTCGGATGCAGCCAGGTGCCACTCTGGTAGCGACCACGGCGCGTTTCTAAAAGTGACTCAGGATCACAATTAAGCGCTTCCGCTAAAACCCCCATGTACTGCCTGGTTTCATCCTGCTTCAGCCAATCGACTGGGCGCTTCCCGAAGCGCTTGGCCACATCAGTGGCATTAATCCAGCCCTCGCTATTGAAGCGAACGGCCTGGCCCTGGTAGTGAAACGGAATGACGTTGCTCTCGATCATCTGTGACACCTCGTTCATCAGGCGAATAGATACGCAGCCGGGGCGGACGGATGAACGAACATCCACCGTTCGGCTGTACGGGCCTAGGCTGCGTGTTTGGTTGGCCGCTTTTGGCAGCCTCGGAAGGGTTTACTGGTCCGCGACACCGCGGTAGGTGAAGCTGGCCGGGACCGTGTAGGTCGCCGACTCGGTGATGGTCGGGCCCTGGTCTACCGGCTCGGTGACAAGGCCCTCGAAGCCGTTGCGGCTGAGTGCCGAATCCACCCGGAAGAGGCTCGAAAGCTCGTCGACCAGCTCCTCGGCTGCGGCCAAAGGCTGGCCTGCCGGGCAGACAATGCTCACCTGGTAGACGCCGGTGTACTCATAGGCCTCGCCGCCCAGGTAGCGACAGGTGGTGCCCGCCGGCAGCTGGAAGGCTTGCAGATAGGTTTCATCGGGCCCGGCCTCGAATCCTTGCTCGAAGTTCGCGACCCGGATCGGGCGCGCAGTGGCCCAGGCCATCAGCTTGATTTCGATGGCCTGTCTGGCACGTGCTTGGCTCATGCTCGATGGATCCTGATGGCTTCTTCGACGATGCGCTGGAAGTCGGCGACGGTGACGCGCACCATGCCGCCAGGCGCCTGTGAACTGTGGCCGTACTCCAAGGGGATGGCATACGGCAGGTTGTTGACGATGTAGGCGACCTCGCCGGCGGAGAGATCACCGGCAGCCACAAGAAGCCGGTCCAGCGTCTCGCCAGCGCTCTCGATGTCCTCGATCTCGCCAACTGCCGGGGCGCCACTGGTGAGCTGCCAATTGCTGCGAAATCGGCCGCCAACGTAGCCCTGACCTACACGACGAACGCCAGCGCCATAACCATAGTTTTCAAGCTCTTCACGCTTGGTCAGCGGCTTGCGGTACTTGATCCCGCGCTTAAGATTGCCGGTTTTTGTGAGATTTGAAGGGTTACCGGAGATCGCATCATTGATGCTGGCTGCCTTGGCGTTGTACGCAGAAACCTGCTCACCCGCAGACCTCTGAGCGTCGACGTTCACCTTCCAAAGGTCAGGGTTGCCAACCGGCGACATGGTCACCAGCCTCCGGCCAACCATGATCACAACTTCGCGGAAGGTCAGGTCCATCGCTTCCTTGGCTGCCTCGGCGAACTGCTCCAGCTGTGCAGCAAAGCTGCCCTCCTGGCCGCCATAGCGGGTGGTCATGTGTGAGCCGCGGGGCATGGTCATTTCCTCAGCTGAATGGTCCAGGTGGCCTTGGCCGCGTCCTGCCCGACATCCATCACCCGGTAGCCGCTGATGCGGTCACCAACTGCGGGAATTGCAGGCTCTTCCGTGACCGCGTCGCCATCCTTCATTAGCAGTTCGTTCTGCAGCGCCTTGAGGCGCACGTCTGACGACAGGATGCGCGTACCGTCGATCTCCCGGGCCTTGTACTGGCCGAAGACACCGCGGCCGGCATAGTGCAGCGTCGTCGCCGGCGTACTCCCGCCCTTTTCGGGGTCATACGTCCCAGGCACCGACCGGATACCATCGACCGCAGCCACCGCGTCGGCCAAATCCGTATCGAAGGCCCGGCCCAGGTCGGCCTGCAACTCGCTTCGAAGCCCCATATCACCCCCTGACGATCTTGACCTGACCGGTACCCAGATACCGGGCCAGCAGGGCCAGGGCGAAGGATTCACCAGCACTGATGGCCTTGGATGTGGCCGAGTAGGTCTTGCTGCTCGACACACCGTCAGCATCCACGGACTTGCTCAGCACGCCGGTTTCCTTCGCCTGGTAGAGGTTGCCTGCTGCCGCTTCCACCGCCACCTCCGCGCCTGCCTGCACGACGTCGGCGGGAACCGTGTCGAACTCAGGCAGGCCCTGATTGGTTAGCCAGGTGTTGGCCATCAGCACCGCGCGCGCCTTCTTTTCATCCGGCGCCCAGGTCTGGCCCAGCAGTATGTCGACCTGCTCGATGCTGATGTAGGTCGTCATTACGCGGCCTCGCCCAGCAGCTTCTGCAGGTCTTCCAGGCTGGCTTCAGGAGCGAACTGGGTACCCTTCTCGGTCAGCTTGGCCTTGATCGCTTCGATTGCGACTGCGTCGTCGAGCAGCTTCTTCAGCTCGGGCTTCAGTGCTTTCGGATCGAACAGGATGCCCTTCGCCGTCAACGCTTCTCGTAGCTCGTCGACCTTCAGGGCTTTGTCTTCGCTGGGAGCCTGAGCAGCGATAGCCGCAGCAACCTCGTCTTGGGTGCTGCGCGATGCATAACCCTTCGGGGGATAGGTCGAAGCCGGATAGCCTGCCTCGACATACTCGCCAACAGTCGGACCGTCCTGGAGGAGCGAAGCGTCTTGCCAGGAGCAACCCTCGGGCTCATCGATCACCTTGAACTTGTCCGCGTAGGCCTTCGGAACCATACCGGTGACCGCATCGCAGTCTTCCAGGCTGGCCCCTTCACTGAATGCCTGGGGATTGCGGATGGTTAGGCCATTGGCCCGGGCCAGGTCTTTCAGTCCCGGCGCAGTAGCGCCTGGAACGAACCAGAGAATTTTCTTGCTCATGAGTGCCTCCGTAGCGCCGGGGCTTCCCGGCGCCACCGCGGGTGGTTAGAGGGATTTCACCAGGACGCCAGCGGTGTCCTTGTTGGAGGTGGCCACCTTGTCCCAGTTGGCCGAGGTGCCGATCGCGGCATCGGTAGGCGACTTGCCGCCGGCCGCAGTGTCCCAGGCGTAACCCTTCACACCCACGTTGTAGGTCCACTCGGCTTGGTAGGTACTCTTGATGTTCTCGCCACCGACGGTGTCCAGCAGGACAGCGTGGAAATCGTCGTTCGGCTGAACGATGCCCGCACCGTCGACCAGGCCGAGAGTGTTGTAGGTCGGGGTGTCGCCGGCGTTCACCAGGGCATCCGAGTCGGTGACCACGAACAGACGGCCAAACGCATCGCGCAGGACGTTGACGGTGCCGAACTCGAACAGGTTCTCGGCGTTGGTCAGCGCGTTGTCGAACAGGGAGTGCAGCGTGGTCGAGTGGAGAACCCAGGCCCGCAGCGAGCTGGAGCGGTCACCGAACTTGCTTGCGCCCTTGTTCAGCACGCGGAAGGTTGGCGCGGCGGCCGAGCCATCGTGCACTACGGCAGCGTTGCCGGAGATGGACGCGACCAGGGCGCGGATACCGGCGTTCAACTGGTCCTGCACCTGCGCGACGGCCAGCTGCTCACCGATCTTGATGGCTGCCAGCTCCGGGTTCTGCATGATCCAGGTGTACTGCTGCTTCTCGAACTCGATCGGCGGGGTGCCGGCGGCGACCTTTACCGAAACGTTCAGCAGGTGTTCCAGGCGTTTGGCGGCGACGGCGCCGGAGCCGTAGGCATTGCGTCGACGCACCAGGCCGGCGATCTGCTTGAAGGACGCCTCCATGGAGAAGTCGCCCTGGTTCTGGCCTGCGGTCAGCACAATGGTGCCGCCGGAGGCTTCGTTGAAGGCGTTGACCTGCTGATCCACGACTTCGGTCATGGCGGCGTAGGTCTGCTTGTTGAATACCTGAAGATCGAATGGCATATGGGCCTCTCAGTGATCGATCAAACCTGCGACTGGGCCCACGCCACACGCTCGGCGTCAGACTTGCAGTCGGAGAGTTTCTTTGGGGTCTGGGTGTTGCCACCACCACCGTTCGGAGCGCCGCCGCCATTGGCACCGGAGCTCTTCAGGATGTGGTCGCGATGGGGGTACTGCGAGACGAGGGTTTCGAGCGCTTCGTTGAAGTCGGCCAGCTCACCCGGGCGGCTACGGCTGAAGATCTTCTGGCCCTGGGCGTCATACGCAACGACCTTGCCCTCCTCGATCTTGAAGCTGCTGCCAAAGGTGGCCTGGACCATGTCGGCCGGCACCGCCATCTTCTCGGCGATGAACTGGGAGCGGGCGAAGCTGCCACCGATCTTCTCGGCATACAGCTGCTGCTCGAAGCCCTGCGCCTTGGTGTTGGCTTCATCCAGCTGGGTCTGGAAGGCTTTGCTGATCTCACCTTTCACCTTCTCGATCTCGCCGGCATCCACCAGCTTCTTGGCGTCGAGGTTGGCGACGATTTCCAGCGCCTTCTTGGCGGCCGCGGCATCATCGATACCTTCGAACGCCTTGGCAGTCTTCTCGAAGCCGTCGGCGCGCTCGCGGTGCGACTTGGCTTCGGCATTCAGTCGGGTGATGGTGTTGCGGGTGCCCACGGCATCGAAGGCGACTTCCTTGCCATCGTCTTCGACGTAGACAGGCTTGCCATCCTCGATCACGGCGTACTGCTTGCCATCCACTTCAACGGTCTTGAGTTTCATGTCGTCTCTCTGGGCCATCCGGCCAGTTGATGAGCCATCCGGCCCCAGTTGCGCCCCGTCCATCCGAACCGCAGGCATAAAAAAGCCCCGGCAAGTGCCAGGGCTTGTGATCGCTTAAAGCGTTCTAATCGTCCAATTCATCGGTGTCGCAATCCGTACAGAGCCACACGCCGTTGCGATTTACAGTGGCTGTTGCACCATGATCGTTTTCACATTGGTGATCATCGTTGTTCTGCTCATGCTCAATTTCGTTTTGGTCGTCCACGGCCATCCTCCTGATAGTGGCAGCATAAGCGTAGACGCCACTTACCCCACTGAACAGCTGAGGCCTGACTCAATTAAGCCGCTCGCGCAACTCATCAAGGGTCAGAAACTTCCCCTTGTCGTTGTAGAAGGCGCTGAGCTTCAGCCCGCCCTGGCGCATCAGCCGTGCACGCTCTGGCCCGAGTATCTCGTCCTGCCGCGCTGCTGACTGCTTGCCAAGCCACTCTGCATAGGTCATCGACTCCGGCACTTGGCCGTCCATGCTCGCCCGCGTCGCGCCGTCATTGAAGCCGAGGGCCTTGGCGCTCTTGAGCACGGGCACCTTGCTGGAACGGCAGCAGAAATGGATGCGGCCGGGGCCGGCCAGCCATGGCACCTGGTGCCCGATGGGCTTGTAGGTGCCCAACGTGTACGGCAGACGGTCGCGTATGCGGCAGTCGCTGGATGTGTGGTTGTCCAGAGTGCTGAGCCACTCGACATGGCTGATGATATCGCTGTTGGCCTCGTACGCTGCATCACTGGCCGTTTCGGCCGTGTGGGATACCGCTGACCGTACCACCGCCTCAACGTCGCGCCTGGCCTTCTGTAGGGAGCCGTCGGCATATTGCTGTGCCCGGCTTCCCATAACCGTGCGAACGATCTCCGCAGTGGTGCGCCCCTCGACAACGCCCGAGCGCACGGCATCGCGCACTGCGGCAGCGCGACTGGACTCGATGCCGGCCATCCACTCCCTCAGCAAGCGCCCCCGGAAGGGTCGGGCCTGGGCGATCGCCTTCACCGCGCTGAACGCTGGTGAAACGACCGGGTACGCCTCCTGCACCAGGGCCGGGAGAACGGCACGCAGCGCGCTCTGTTGGAACGCCAGCTCGTAGCTGATCAACCCGTCGGCCATCTGGTCCATGGCCAGGCGAATCTCAATGAAGGTCTGCTGGTTGATCCGCAGCACCGCCGACAGGGCGATATCGACAGCTGCGGCCGACAGGTCGGTGCCGAGGTTGTCGATGGCCTCGATCAACGCGGCGCGCAGGTCGGCGTCCTTGCTGTTGAGGATTTTGATGATCGTCACAACCTGGCTGTTGCTCAGCCTGGACAGGTCGACCTCATGCCCGATCAGCTCGTTCAGCAGCTTCTCGTTGGCCGTCTTCATCACAGCGTACCGAGGGACGGGCCCTGGGCCTCAATCTTCGCCAGTTCCTCTTCCCAGTCGTATTCGTCGCTGATCACGCCGCGGCGCTGCATCTCGGTGAACAGCGTCTCCTTACTGATCATCCCGGCGTTCGCCATGGTGACCAGCGTCGGCAGCGACACCTCCGGCATGTAGTCGACGTCGAAATTGCCGCGCATCTCTACGGTTCCGCCATCGCCCAAGCCGCGATAATCGGCCATGAACTGGAGCAGCTGCGCCAGGCAGTCGCCGAAGTGGTGCGCCATGCGCGCCAGCGGGGACAGTTCCTGTGCCGCCTCCTCTTCCGCCTGGGTGGCGGTCTTGGTGGCCGTCTTGTCCGGAGTAAGCAGCCTGGCCCCGGCCATGCGCATCTCGTTGATCAGATCCTGCAGCGCGGTGCGGCCGGACTCGACGGCCTGGCCGGTGTGCTCGACGTACTTGAGGTCGCCGTCCTTGGGAAGATCGGTCAGCTGGCCGGTGCCTACCTTGAACTCTGGCGGGACCACTCTCCCCTGATTGTCGTACTGGGTCTGGATGCCGATACGTACCAGGATCGGCACGCGGATAACGTGCAGGATGTTGTCTTGGTCGCTCTGGCTTTGCCAATGCTTCACGTTCAGGTGCGCCAACTCAATCAGCGGCGGCTTGGCCGTCATGAAGCCTGTGCGGCCGGTGTAAAAGGTGACCCACGGAATCGCGGTCAGGCTATTGGTGCCTTCCTCGTGCAGCTCCCAGGTACCGCCGGCTGCGGCCTGCTTGCCCCGTACGGCCTTGGCCGACCTGCGATAGGTTCGCCAAGAGCCAGGCTCCAGCACGCGAATCTGCTCGACGCACTTGGCGCCGAACTGGCCATCCTCCTCCTCGACCACCTCGATGTAGCGGATCATGGTCAGGACTCCGCCCTTGGATCGCCAGCCCAGCACCTGCTCAGGCCTCACCAGCACAACGTAGGGGCGCACGCCGGCTGCCTGCTCGTCGGCCTGGGTCTTCAGTTCACTCGCGGGCGGGTGATCGACGAAGGCGTGGCACAGACCGTGGCTCAGGCCCTCGGTGAAGAAGCCAACCGCCCAGGAGTTGAGGTCGTTGCCGGCCTGGTCGATATCCTTGGTCATCTCGACAATGGCCCCGGGCACATCGTCCCCCACCTGCAGCGGCTCGGCGAACACGCGGGAGGTCATGTTGCCGACAGTCTCGGAATAGGCTGGGAGCAGTGTGGACTGGGCTAGGCGGTCCTTGTAGACGTCTTCGTCCTCAGCTGGATACCGGGGCAGCAGCTTTTGGCCAGCAGCCCGCATCGCCAGCGTTCCGCCCATGAGCGGCGAAATCACCGCCCAGTATCGGCGCATCTCGTCGACAGCTGGAAGGGTGAAGCTCGGGTTATCGCTCATGCTCACATTCTCAGGGATTGGGTCGTAGTCATCGCCACGTTGATCGGGAAGCGCTTGGCGATGAAGTAGCCAGCGGCGTCAACCATGTGGTCGTGACCCTTCTTCGGGTCTTTGTCCGGGTCGCCATGCTTGTCGTAGGTCTGCCGCTCAAGGCACAGCGCCAGCTGTGGGCACTGGTCGATATTGACCTTCAGGCGCCGATCACCGTAGGTGTTCAGCAACATGGCGTTGACCGAGTTCACCCGGTCTTTGATGCTCGGGTTCTGCGTATCCACGATCACTGTGAATCCAGCCTTGCGCAGCAGGGACAGGTCCGACTCGCTGGCGTTCTTGCTGCTGGTGTTCTGGCCGCTGGCGTCGGGATAGACCGCTATGCCGTGACCCGGGAAGCGCGCCTTGATCTTCTCGATCATCTCCGGCGTGTCACGCACCGAGTGGAACTCATCCAGAGCCAGCGGAAGTCCGTCGCGGACGACATAGACCACTGCGGCCATCTTCATGACGTTGAAGTCCATGCCGATGTGCAGGGCCTCGCCTGGCTTGATGCGCTCGCTGGTGCGGCTCTCGCTGCGGCTGAAGGTGTAGTAGACAACACCTGCGTAGTTCTCGAAGCTGGCCTCGTACTCTTGCCGGAACGTGCGCGGGTCCATCTTGCGGCGCGCTGCATCCAGCTCCTCAGCCGGGACGTTGCCGCCCTGCAGCGAGGTATACAGCCAGCTCTTGTGGTCTGGCTCGCCACCGGTCTGGCCGTCGCGGTAGGTGTCGAAGCAGTGATTGAAGCCTTTGGGGGTGCCGATGCGCAGCGCATGTCCGCCCTTGCACTTGCCAACACCGGGCACCACGTATTCGCAGGTGGACAGCATCGGCCGCAGGACTTCTTCCCACGCTGCCCACTTGCAGTCCGCCCATTCATCCACCAGCACGAAGAACAGGCCGGAGCCGCGCAGGTCGTCGTAGTTCTCCAGACCTACACAGCGAATCAGGTGACCGCTCTTGAGCGTGATCAGCATGTCCGACTCGTTCGGTTTGCAGTCCCGCCACTCTCGCGGGATAGCCTGCTTCAGTCGACGCCAGAACACCCGGCGGGCCTGCTTCTGCGTCGGAGCCGCGTACCAGATCTCATCCTCGACGCTCACGCCCCACTCCGCAGCGAGCCGGGCCGCGCGGCGCATCTCTGCCTTGCCGAGGAAGGTTTTGCCAAATCGACGCCCGCACACCGCATCACGGAAGCGCGCTTCAGGCTGAAAGCCCCAGACGTAGATGTTCGCCTGCTTGGGCGTCAGTTTGACCGGCGCCTCATAGGTACGGGGTAACGGGGACATTCTCGTCTGGCTCCAGCTTGTACTCAGCAACAGCGTGCTGCTGGTCCGCCTGGGAGCCCAGGGGCTTGTCGGGCTCAATCTTGCGGCTGACGTACATGTCGCCACACTCCTTGGCCGCCTGCTCGTATAGCTGAGCGGTCAGGGCCAGGTTTCGCATGCTCTCGGCCTTCTCGGCCATTCGCCCAAGCCCGCGCAGACGGAACGCCCGGTTAGCGATTGGGATGTCTGCGGTCTCTTCACGAAAGCGCTTTCGGCATTCGTGGAAAAGGTCAGCCCACTTTTGGGCCAGGCCTCTGCCCGCATATTTGGTGGGGTCATGCGACTCGCACTGTTGGCGACTCACCTCGACCCCGAATTCCTTCTTGACGGCCTCCACCACCTGGCTGGGTGAATCGAAGCAGGCCAGAGCCTGAACAATGAAGGCTTTGACCTCGCTTCGTAGTGCTGCCATGGGTTTGTCATCCGTCAAAACCTGTCAAAAATCAGGCCGACTTGAGTAGGCAGGTTCCGCAGGCCCTCGAAATGTTGATCTTGGCCACCTCGGGCGGCCGGCTTGCAGCGTCGATCAGCTGCTGTACGTCTTCGCTGGCACCGTAGCGCCTCACCACCCCGACAAACTCTTCGACGTCGTGGCCACGCAGGTAGAGCTTGGGCATCCCGTCCTGGGTGAACTTGGGTGCGCCGAACTCATCGGCCGCCTGGGCGATGTGGTAAAGCTCGTGTTCAACCAGGGCGCAGAACTCAGCATCGGTGCACTGGGAGCAGTAGTCGGCGGCCAGGGTGATGAGGTAGTCCGGCTCCTCGCCGAACCACTCCCGCATCTGCTGCTCTTGCCGGGCCTTCTGCCATCCACCGGCACGGAACATAAGCTGCTCGGCCTGGCCAAGGACGACCCGCCCCTGCTTGGCGAAACCGCTGGACGCCCAGAGCACGCCGATGTTGGCGTCTATCAGATGGGCATGCTCGGGGTTATGGATGCTGCCAGTGTCGGCCAGGATCTCGCTCTGCACCCAGTCCCACACGCCAGTGGCAGGGCGCAGGATCAGCCAGAGCGAGTCGAGGAGGTCGGCCGGTGGGATTGGTCTGCTCATGAACCCTCACCCGAACCATCCGGTCGCTTCTGCACCGCAGCCACGGCAGTACACTGCGCCATTGGCTTGGCCTGGCTTGCGCATGATGAAAAATGTTTCTGACCCGCAGTTGCAGTGGAATGCCTCGTCACCTGGTTGCGGTCCGAATGGATACTTGAACGCGCCGCGATGGGTGCCGCACTTCGGACACTCCAGCTGAGTGACTCCTACCGGGGCAGCCGCTACCCATTCATGCCGGCAGTTTGCGCAGATGCACTCGCCGGAGGCGTGCTGCTCCACTCGATCTCGCGGCTTCAGCTCAACCACGTTCATTCGGCCACCATCTTGTGTGTCTCGGCGTGGGCGTGACCGTGCAGCAGGCCGACGATCAATCCTTGCGGAAGCCCGGCAGCCTTTGCAACGTCAATCGCAGCCGCCAGCGCGGCGTCTAGGCCGGATACAGCAGCCCTGATGTCGTTACTGACCGGTAGTTCGTGGCGGATCCGAGTGACACGGCCCGTCATCAAATCGTCTCGATGAGTCATGTTGATGGCTTCCCTTTGCGGTACTAATACTTAGTTGTCTGCCTGGGGAGGCTCGAAAAATGCAACAAAGATTCGTTATCGTTCCGGCTGTACCTATCGAAGGTGAGTCCTTCCAAATCGGTAACCGGTTCTATGCCGCCACCACTTCGGGTGGCTTCGACATTTACGACAACCAGGAAAAAGAACGCCTGAAACGCGGCTTTATCAATCGGTCTGAGGCTGCTGCTGCGTGCGAGAAAATGAATGCCGAATCACGCGATCCAGAGCAGCTATTCCCTTTGCTTCGCACAGACTGATACGCACGAACCGGTGCATTGGGAATTTGTGGCGCCTTACCTCGGCTGGAACACATGGCCGCGCCGGGCGACCGCATACAGGACGATCCCCAGCTTGAGGATCACGCCGTACAGCGTTGGCACATGGCCGTTCATGGCCAGGACGAAGGCGCCGAACGCGCCGATGGCCACCAGGTAGAACGCGACGGCCAGCAGTGGCGCATCCATTGGCCTGATCCGGCGCAGGTAGTCGCATGCTGCGATCACGACTAGCACGCTCAGGAAGGCATTGGCGCCGATCAGGACTGAAATCAGGGTCGAGCTCATCAGGTAGCTCCCTTGGCTCCGAACTGACCCACGAGCGACTTCAGCACCGGGATGATGTTCATTGCCAGAAGGCCTATCAGAAAGGCCACGCCGTATTGGGTTTCTCCGCTTGTGCCAAGGCTGAAGTAGCTGATGGCGAGCGGGGTGCAGAAGACTGCCGAAGCGAAGCCGGTGAAGAAGGCGGCGACCGCCTGGCCCCGGGTGAGGCCGCGCAGGAAGGTCAGCGAGAGGATCGCTCCTGCGAAGCCGCCAATGATCACGCCGTACTTCACCAGCAGGACGCCGGCAGTCGTGCTTGCTGGTTCGGCCATGAGTGGTTCCTAGAAAAAAGGCCCGGTGGGGAGGCCCTATTGAGGGACCGGGCAAAGGTGCGGAGCAGCACTTAACGAATATGGAGCGGATACAGGGACTCGAACCCTGAGCCTCCGACTTGGAAGGACGGCGCTCTAACCGATTGAGCTACATCCGCTGATTTGCGTGTCTTCCCACGCCGCCCGCCGAAGACCATTGCAGCGCTGGCACCCCAATGCACCAGTCTCGCCGATCCAGTCACGCGCCACCCTGAAAGCATGTGAGGTCAGGGTGCGCGGGCTGCCGGTGTTTTTCCGTTGCACTGCACGGGCCTTGCGGCCGCTATCCGGCTAATCAGTGTCCAGGCCGTCCCGTTAGGGCCTGCCCTGGCTGCAGTTGCGTCGATGAAACAAAAATCCCAGCGCTTGGCCGGGACTCTTGAGGCCCTCTTCGGGCAATAAAAAACCCGGCTTTTTGGGCCGGGCTTTGAATGTTTTCGCCAAAGGCGAAATTATGACGATGGCGAAATAGTGCCAAAACACTCCTCAAACTGTCAAGCGGCTATTTCCTGTGCCTCGTCATTGCGCTCACGGAGCCTTTCCACCACCCGGGCAACAGGCTTGAGCGCCTGCTTGTCGAGCTTGTCGACCTGGGAGCAGAGCGCATCCCATACCTCTTGCCAGTCCCTGGCCCAGTTCTGCGGGTTCATCTTCTCGCCAGTACGATCCTCGACGAACATGCACACCGCCCCCGGCCCCATCGCCTCTCCGCCGTGCACGAGGATTTTGTGCGATTGGAGCGCAGCCATGGCCATCCAGTAGGCTCGTTGCTTCTTGCGGTCTGTGAGCGCTTCCAGGCCGCTTCCAAGCCACACCAAGCCATGGGAGATGCTCAGGTCGTTACCGCTGGCAACTGGGGAGTACAGGAAGTGACCGAGGTGGCGCAGCGACTTTGGCAGCGAGTCAATTGCCTGCAGCACCAGGCCGGCGGTAAGCATGTGCGCGCAGCGGTCGTTGGTGAGGCGGCGACCCGGGCGAGTTTCCTGCACTCCTTCCTTGCGAACCTCATAGACCTTGCACACTTCCTGGCCGTCGTGGTTCTCCAGCATGACCATGATCTTCACATCGCCGGAACCACCCTTCTTGCCCAGGGCTGCCTGCTCAGCGGCAACTGCGAGAGCGGATGCGCGGTTTTCGTGCAGTGCGTCGTGCCAAACCTGGCGGGCGCTGATTACTTTCATGGTCGCTCTCCCTGGGTGCGATTTTTCTTCTTCAGCAAAAATTCTTCGTAGTAGCGTTTGCGGCGTACCGCGCCGGCCCAGGACAGCGCCCCGTCCGACACCACGATCAGCGCCGCCAAAATCAGAAATCCCCATGCTGGTGTCATGCTGCCGCCCTCCTCAGGTCTTTGAGCTTCTGCCTGTACAGGGCCTTGATGGCCTGCAGGTCTTCGATGGTTAGGCGCTGGGGCTTATGAGGCCCTTCGAGCCATTCAACCTGGTCGGCGCCGATGCGCTTCACCAGACGTATCCGGTACTCAACCGCATTCCCCGACAGGTTCCGGTTGCACTTGACGCACTGGCGGTGGACGTTCAACGGCTCGAAGCGCAGCTCCGGGCAGGCGCCCACCGACCGGTAATGGCCGGCATCCCAGCGGCTGCCGGTGATGAGGTCGTGATCGCTCGGCAGCGAGTCGCAGCTGATGCACGGCAGGCCGGCGTCACGCTCGCGGATGTAGGCGTTGAACGCGGTCTGCGCCTCGGCCATGTGCTCGCGGCGGGTCTTCAGCTTCTCCCGGCGCTCCTGCAGGTCCTGCCGGGCCTGCTTGGTGATGGCCTTGGCCGCGATCTTCTGCAGCTTCGGGTCTTTGGCAATGGCCTTGGCACAGGCGATGCTGCACACCTTCTGCGTGGTCATGGTCGGCTTGAAGGGCTTCCCGCAACCTGGTGCCTTGCACTTCTTGGGCTTGATCTCGGCTACGCGCATGGCTCGGCCTCCGATGCGTAGATGATTCCGGCCGCGACCGCCTTAGCGACGAGCTCTGTTCGGTTTGTGGCGTTCAGATGCAGGCGGGCATCTGCCATCCTGCTGCTGACCGTTCCCGGCGAAATTCCAAGCTCGCGAGCAATCTGCTTTCCGCTCTTGCCTGTTGCAGCGAGAACAACGCACTGCACTCCGCGCCGGGTCAGGCCCTGGCCGTATATGCCTCTCCAACCAGGCGCTGCGAAAACGCCTTGGTCCTTGTTCCGCTTGAGATTTGCTTCCTGGCTCTTCATGCCGCCTCCTCGCTGAGCAAATCGCTGAACACCACACCCTGCGGCGCGAACTCGGCCACGATGCGGTCGGTGTACTGGCACCCCTGGGCCCGGTCGAACAACCGGGTGACCGGGAAACCATCCGGCCCGAACATGGCGCACGGCCCCATCAGGCGAAGCTTCACCTCATACGGCAGGTGAATGAACGACTCGGCCCAGCCGGTGCGGAACTCCTCGCAGCCAGCGCGCATGATCGGCACGCCGAAGTGCAGCTTGCAGTACCGGCGCACATCCTCGATGTCGCCCATCTCGGTGCTCTTGGCGATACGGTCGTACATCGCAAACCACAGGGCGTTCTGGTCCAGGGTGCGGTCCTTGCCCGCGCGCATGGTGACCACAACGAATTTCTTGTCGCGGAACATACGGGTGAGCATGGTCACGGCCTCGGAGAGCTTGGCCTGGGAGTTGACGGAGATTTTCTCAGCCACGCTTCACCCCCTTGCATGCCGCCCTGATAACCCTGGCCGCCCTGACGAAGCCGCTGGCAGTTCCGCAAAACATCGCCCAGGCCAGGTACAGCGCGTACATGGCCAACATCGCACCACCAGCGCCCATGACCGCGTAGCCAACGAGTTGAGCGAAATTATTCATGGTCATGGCTCGCCTCCTTTGCCATGGCTGCGTCGATGATCTCGTCAATCGCATCGCAATAGCCGTAGATGTCCTGCACGTCAGGAAGGCCATTCACTACGTCACGGACGGTGCACCTGATGTTTCCGTCTACTTGCCCGCTGATTTCGCCCAAGGCCTTGCGCAGGGCCTCGTTCTCCGCCTTGAGCTGGTCGCGCTCTTGCTCAACCGAGTCACGCTTCTCGGATACGACTCGATGCGCCCGGCTGGACATATTGGAGCGCCCCTCCTCCTCGTGGCGAGAACGCTCCAGCCGCTCGATCTCCACGAATAGGGCCAGGACAGTGGCCGGGCTAGCAGCGGCGATGAACCGGCTGTCATCATGGTGTAGGCCATGGGTTTCTCCGGTCTTGTCGTCGCAATAGCGCAGATCGCCAGCGGCATACCACTCATCGCTGCCTGCAGCCTCAGCCATCGCTTTCAGGTCGCGCATCTTGTTGGTGTCCATCAGTGCTTCTCCTCGAGCTTCTGAGCGGCGAACTCAGCCATCCAGACTGCGATGTCATTGGCCAGTGGCGTCCCGTCGATGAACCGGGGGAACAGAAATTTCTGCTCGACGATGGCTTGAGCTTCCCTCATCAGGGAGGGCATGCCGCCACGCTCGCGCGCCTCCTGCTGACGCATCAATTGGCAGTGGATGCACTGGTCACATCCATCGTGCGTGGTAAGGTGATCGACCTTGTTCCAGGGCTTGAACGCTTTCAGGGAGGCGATTGACGGCCACTCGCCGGTGAAAGTGATTGCCCGGTCGTCGATGGTCACCAGCGCCGGCGGCTTCTCCGTGGGCCATTGGATCTGACCAAGGATTTCATCCGCATCCGCCTGATCCATCGCCCTGTACAGGTTCAGCGTGAGCCAGAACTGCATGGCCATAATCCCGTTGTCCTGGCCAGATCGGCTCGAGTAAATGGAAACGGTGAACTCGTTCACTGCTCCTGCCAGGAACTCGACTGCGCCGGGTACGGCAGCATCAGGGATCACATCGGCACCCTTCCAGCCGCTTTCGTAGCTGTGCAGGACTCCGTCGAAGTCCAGACAAAGAATTGGCTTTTCCATCACACCCCCTCCCCGGCCGGCTGCCCGGCGCGCTTGAACTCAACGTGATACCCGCGCTTCTGGCTGCCATCGGCCATCACGACACGGCGGTCTGCGCCCTTGGTCATGCGGACAATTTCGCGGCCTTCCACGACCTGCGCAAAGCCCTGGCTCTTGAGCTGGGCGACTGTGATTTCTTGTGCGGGGGTCATTGGACTGGCTCCCAAACTTTCACGTTGGCTTTCTGGCTCTGGCGCTTCATGTCCGCAGTTCCGGCGCCGCCGGCAAAGGCAACAACCCCTACCGTTTCGCCAAGTTGTGCGCCGATACTGATCGCCGCTTTAAGCATCTCGGCATTTCTCCTCGGGCCAGCCGCCCTGCCGTGCTTCTTCCAGTTGGCGTGGTAGGTGATGTGATCAACCCCTGCAGAGGCTGCCCACACCAAGGCGTGGCGATCGGCTCCAGGGGCTCCTCCGTTGAGCAGCACGCTGATCGGGGTTTTACGGTGCAAAGCGTCCAGCGCACTTACAACGAACGCACCATCAGCGAAGTCTCGGCCACCGCATGCGATAACGATCATCAGACGCCCTCCTTGCCACGGTGCGATTCCCACTCGAACGGGACAACGATCATTCCGCCCTCGCGCAGGCGGTCAACGCAGCGCTCGCCCATCGCCACCGGCAACTGCTCGGGGCTCAGGTTGGAGATCACCACGGTTGGCTTCACCTGCTCGTAGCGGCCGTTGATGATCGCGAACAGGGTCGTCAGCTCGAAGTCGCTCGGCTGCTCCTTGCTCACGCCGACTTCGTCCAGCACCAGCAGGGATGGCTCGATGAGGCTGGCCAGGATGCTCGCCTCGGTCGCCTCGCTGGAGCGGTCGTAGGTGGCGCGGATGGCTTGCAGGATCGACCCGACCGTCCGGTACACCGCCGAGTGCGACGTGTTGCGCATCAGGTCGTTGGCCATGGCGGCTCCCAGGTGGGTCTTGCCGGTTCCAGGCTTACCCAGCAGCACCATGCAGCGCCCGTTCTCGGCGATCTGGTCGAAGGTCTTCACGTAGTGCCGGCAGAAGCGCAGCGCCTCTGCCTGGCCCTTGTGCTCGGCCTTGTAGTTCGCCAGCGAGCGATCAGCGAAGCGCTTCGGGATCAGCGAGTCGCCCAGCTTTCGGGAGATCGCCAGGCGTACGTTCAGGGCCTGCTCGGCCTCGGCGCGAGCCTCTCGCTCCTCCTTGGCGATACGAGCGCATTCAGGGCAGTGGCTGCGCAGAGCCTTGCCCAGCAGCATGGTGACCTTCTGCTCGAAGGGTCCGTGCTTCTCGCAGTCGGCTGGCTGGATGCGGGCAACGACCGCTCCTTGATCGATCTGGACGACTTTTTCAGAGCGCATAGCTGCCGTCCTCCCGACGCTTCAAGCCTGAGGTGTAATCGCGCTCAGCGAAGCCGTGATGGCGACTGGTGGGCAGGTGGTGGACGTTGTCAGCAGGAACCTCGACCTCGTCTTCCCAGCGCTTGCCGTTGAGCCAGGTAGCCGGGTGCGGGATGAATTGGCCTTTGTCCTTGATCCAGCCGGGGGAGGCACACTGCTTGGCCAGGCCCTGGGCGATCAGGGTGAACAGGTCGTCAGTGACCTTGAGTTTCTTCCACGCCTTCTCCGCAGCCGCCTTGCCCTTCTTGTTCGGGTACAGCTTCCAGAACTTCGGGAAAAGGTCGTCACTCGCCGGAGTCGGCAATGCCGTAGGCGTTGACGTGTTTCGGGTATCAGCAGTCAGGGATCCGGAATCAGGAATCAGAGAATCAGCCCGAGCGCTACCGAGATTGGCAGAAGCAGTCCCGCCAAAATCGGTACTGATACAACCCTCTGACGCAGAAGGGATAATCGACTCCGGCTCATTACGATGCGGGTTCTGATGTTTGTCGAAGTTCTGCACCTGGATATAGCGCTTACCGCTCACGGTGTATCGAACGATGAAGTCTTCCCTAGCAAGCCAAGACAGAAGACCTTCGATATCCACACCATCGCGATAGGGGAAAAGCTCACCCTTAATGCGCAGAGGGCGATCTTCCAGTCGCCCAGCCTTATCAGCGAGCAGCCAAAGACCCTCAAAAAGCAGAGTCAGCATGGGGTCAGCCACGCCGAGGACTTCGTTCTTGAACAGGGCTGGCTTAATGTTGCGAGCGCGGGCCATTATGCGGACCTCATGATGCTATGGGTGCCGAACGATTTGGCGCCGTTACGACGCTCAGAATCTGTCCTCCCGTGGTTCGGGTGGAATCCGTAAAGAAGCTCAGCGGATTTACGGGCGGCAGCGGCTTCCTCTAGAGATTTGAATCGCCCCAGGTGCAGCCGCTTTCCGCGCACTCGAATCTTTGCGGTCCAGGCACCACTTTCCAGGCGCACGCCGGTCGTGCCCGAAGTGTTGTCAACACGCATGTGCTGGTTCTGCTGATTACCTACGACGCTTACGGCGCGCAGATTTTCAATGCGGTTATCATCACGAACGCCGTTAATGTGGTCGATCTGACCTTCTGGCCATTCGCCGTAGGTGATCAGCCAGATAACGCGATGCACCCGAAAAGCAACATTGTTGATCTTCACGCGAAGGTAGCCGTCGCTGTTTGGAGATCCTGCAAACATGCCAGGCATGGCCCTGCTGCCACGCCTGACCAGATTCACAAGCTTTCCGTCCTGGACCTTAAACAACTCCCTGGCTTGGTCAGCGGTAAGGAGTTGCTCGATGTCTTTCCGCGCCACAGATTCGCAGCTAGGATTTTGTGGCGCGGGACTGATTAGCCCCTTGCCTGAGAGTTTCGATTCAGTCATGATTCACCTCACAGATGAGTTACCGCTGTACTTAGAAGAAGCCGCCCCGCCAGGCGGCTTTTTTGTTTCCGCGAATCTGCTGATTCGCTAATTCGGGTCTTCATCAGTCCCTCCTTTTTCAGGCCCTATCGAGTCCTGATTCCTTTGTGGCACCGGGAGGTTTCGGATTTTTCCGGCCCCTCTCGGCCTGGTCTTCTCGAAGAAGCGCTCTGTTCCAAGCTTTGCGGCGTACTGCTCAGGCGACATGCCTGCCTTTTTCGCCAGTCGCACAAGCTTTTCGTAGAGGCGTCCATCGATCCCGTGGCAGATCGTGGTTTCGGGCACGTAGGCCTCCTTCCGGGCCTTCAGGCCGTCTGGCTTTTGTCGGTAACATCGCTCTCGATGATGCTTTCCAGTTTTTCCTCAACGCACATGCGCACGAAGACGGCCAGCTGAAGCTTGTGCAGCCGGGCTACGGCCTTGAGCGCTTCATAGGTCTCTTGGTCGTAGCGCGACTTAATCTCCCGGTCTTTAAGGTGACTTTGGTCGTGATAGGCCATACGGGTACTGCTCCTTGCGGTTGAAGTTGGTTATGCGGCGGACTTGGCTGGCGCGGTTACAGCCAGAAGGCGCTGAGCCTTGAACGGCTTGCCATTGGCCTTGGCCAGGACTGCGATCTTTTCCGCGTAGCTGGTCTCGCCGGTGTATTCGGTGCGCGGGAGGCAGCCAGCGGTGAGCCACTTGTAGACGGCGCGCGGCGTTTTCCCGCAAGCGAGCGCAACGGCAGTTACGCCGCCTGCGTCATCGATTGCCTTCTTGAGCTCCTGCATGGGGCCTCCAAACGAAATATGAACTGTCAGTACATATTATGTCGGAACTGAAAGTACATACAAGCGCGTGCGATATTGAACCTATGGTTCAGATAGAAGAAATACGCGCAGCCTTCGCGGCGCGCCTGAGGGAGGCCCTGCTCGCCAACGACATCCCGTCGTGGGGCGCTGGCGCTCGTCTTGCGAAACTTGCCGGCGTTACGCCGAAGGCCAGCAGCAAGTGGCTGAACGGAGAGTCAATGCCGGGCGGCGCCAAGATGCTTGCCCTGGCGTCAGCCCTAAAGGTGCGAGTGGAGTGGCTGGAGTACGGGCGTGGCGCCATGCGCGACGGTGATCAAATGCCTGCGAAGCAGCTGGCATCTCAGCCAGCGGACGTACCGGCGTTCCCCACTGACGAGGATGAGGAAGACACCTACGTCCACATCAAGCAGTACACCGCTCTGGTTTCAGCAGGCCCCGGCCAGTCCAATGATCACGTCGAGGTTAGGGGCACGCTGGCGTTCAAGCGCGAGTGGATTCGATTCATGAGCCTCAACCCGAAAAACCTAAAGGTAATTTATGCCCAAGGCTCAAGCATGGAGCCAACCATCAGTGATCGCGATGTACTACTGATCGATGAGTCGAGAATCGACCCCGTCGACGGGCAGGTTTTCGCCCTCTTCAGCGAGAACAAGGGGGCAATCGTCAAGCGCCTCATTTTCTCTGACCTTGAAGGATGGATTATCCGTAGCGATAACCCGGACAAAGCGCTCTATGCAGACCTGAAGGTGCCAGATGGAGAGATCCATGAGCACCGCATCCTTGGTCGCGTAATTTGGCGCGGCGGAGTCCTATAGCTCATGGAATACAGGTCCGGGGATCAGGCGTGGCCTGGCGAATTCGTCACGCACTTCATGTTCGCTGCAACCATGCAACTGCGGACGCCATACTGCGTACTTGAACGACATGGTGAAACCTACTGGGATCGATCAGCACCGCCCCCAATCTTCATCCGCGAAGAGTGGCAAGGGATATGGATTCCCCAAACCGAATTTTCTGACCGCATGGTTCCTTTCTCGAAAATGGCATCCGAGATTGGCCCCGTGCCGACGCACGGAAGCGACTTTCACCGTTTTCTGCTTTCTATTCGCCAGCTAGCCGAGGTGATTGATGGCTCGGATGAGCGTTGCGAAGCCATCTTGCAAGAGTGTCTACGGGAGCCGTGGTCAGAGATCGTCGAAAAGCTCGGCGGCGCAGAGATGATCTCCGGTCGGTTTTCCGGCGATGTTAAGAAGGCCTAGCCATGACGCTAACCAAGCCCAACCAAGAACTCCGTCGCGACCTCCAAGGGCTAGCCTCTGACCTTAAATGGTCAGCAGTCGAACTGATGCGAATCGCCGTCCGCCTGAGCGAAGCCGGAAACGAGCATGACGCCCAGGCGGTGATCAGGATCTGCCAGGTGATGCAGGATGGGGAGGATCGGCTGGTGGGGTATGGGGAAGAGGTAAAAGCAGGCCGTATCGAGAGATCCTGAAGAGGCTATTTTGCCGGCCGGGATTCGTCTCGGCTTTTTCGAAATGGAGGCAGCTTGGATATCAGCAACATAGCTAATAGCGTAGTCGCCAGCTTGATTGCGGCCATGATAATAGGGCTGTCAAGGGCTATCTGGGAGTCAAGAAGGAGGTATATAGGCATTGTTGCCGCAAACGTTGCAACAATTAGAGAAATCTCTCTAGCAGCCCTGCGAAATATTGCGGTCATGTGGTTTTTGCTCCTTCAGATTCAGCTCAACGTGTTCACCGATAAGCCGCTCACCAGAATGTCGGTGTTACTGATCGCCTTCTGGACATGGTGGGCCTTGTTCTACCTGGTTGCAATGCTAGGCCTCATTGTAAAGCCCAGGGACCTCCCTCAGAACGACTGATTTCCAGCGCTATGCCTGCGTGATGGCTGGCGGCCAGAGTGGTAGGATGGCGCTAAATTCACAGGGAGTTCGCCATGAAGGCTTGGGGAATCGCACTGATCGGGATCGGGCTGGCCGTCATCGCCTACGCTCTGGCCATGGATGTGACATTGCCTTACGGGCTCATGTACTGGGAGCGAGCGAGCAATGCTGAGCTTCTATCCAGGCGCACCATGCTGGCAGTGCTTGGGGCTGCATCTGCTGTTTCTGGCGTGATCCTTCTTTCGGTGCGATCAAGACCCAGCATTGACTCCGTCGGCGCTCCCCTCTCTGGAAGCTCAGGCCATCAAGCGCATGAGTCCATCAGCAAGCCTGTATCAATGCCCCAAGGAAGCGGAGCCTCGCACGGCTGGGTCGCCATACTGCCAGCCACCAGCCAGGCTGAGCTGGACAGGCGCCTTGGGGTCGCCAGAGAGCTTGGTCTTCCAGTCGTATCCGGCTCAAGCATGCCAATCCATTGCGGCTATTACGACTCTCGGGCAGAAGCCGATCAGATCTGCCAGAGGCTGATAGCCGAATGTGGCATGGACGCCAAAACAAAGTACGTCCCGCAAAACTAGAATCCGCCAACATGAGAGCCCGCCTAGCGCGGGCTTTTTTGTGGGCGCGAGAAAAATGTGTACTTTTGGTACTTGACGACTGTGAACCACTGGTACATATTTACACCCATCGAGGCGCTACACAGCCCCTCGGGAGGCCCTCAAGCCGACCGCTCTTTAACAAGCCAGCGCAACACAGAAATACCAACAGACCGCATTGCCTCTACTGGCGACCGGCGATCAGACGGGTCAGATAGCCCGCCCACGGCAGGAACACCCTGCACGGCTGATCGAGAGCGAAACGCTCGAACCGCGCGAACGACCCGGCAAGCAATGCGCCCCGCCACCCCGGCGGTAATGGGACAGCAACACAGACGATTCCTCGGTGCGCCTCAAGCGGGGCGCATCAGGGGGAATCCACTGAATCAACCGCCCTGGAGGGCAAGACGATGTCAGAACAGAACCCTCGCCGCGTGAAGGCGAAGATCACCCGCGTCGTGACCGAGATCGCGATTATCACTCTGGACCGCCAAGGCAATGTCGATGAGTACATCGAGCACGTCGAGGAGCTGGAGTGCGGCGAGATCAGCGAAGTGCACGACGTTCACACGGTGCTCAGCCACCACGACTGAATAACCAGCGCCACGTCAGGATGACGATGAATGGCCGTCGGGAATCGCTGCGCAAGTTCGACGTTAAAGCACAGGCAGCGTGACAGCCGGAACAGACGGCCCGATGCCCTGCTCCCCATCGCAGGCTGCATCGGGTTTTGATTTGGTGCGGACGCGATCCCTGTAAGTCGTCGACATCGGCGCATTGATAGTCACCCGCTAAGCGCAGGCAGTTACCTGTACGGCCAGATCAAAACCCGATGCAGAGAAGCGCCCAGCTCCGGGCGCGGTTACCGAAGTACCTGTGGACGTCCCTTCCCTCGCTCTGAGGGTAAACGAATTGCGCCGCTGGATGGGTCCACGCCAAGCCAGCTGCCGGGGTAGCGCCCGGCCTCTGCATCCCCTTCCCTTCACATACGACCGCATTGGCGGGTGCCAGGCTGGCTTTTCACGCCCAGTTTGGTCACTGCGCCTGGTATCCGGCCAATGCGGTTGGCTACCGAGGTTCACACAATGAGTAAAGACACAAGCGGACCGGCGTTCCCGGTCACATTGCCGAGTGGCGAGTCATATCAGGGTCACCTGCCGCATGACGGCATGACTCTGCGTGATTACTTCGCCGCCCAGGCCCTGCAGGGGATGCTCCCGTATCCCGGTAACGAAATGTGGGGCTCTTTTGCTGAGATGACGCCGAAGCAGGCCGCTGAATCAGATTACGGATACGCCGACGCCATGCTCGCCGCCCGGGTGAAGCCATGAGCGGCTGGATCAAGTGCAGCGACAGGCTGCCGGAGCTCGATACCCCCGTATGGCTGCGCATGGCCGACGACATCATGATCGTCGGCGAGCGCTCATCAAGCACAGACGGCTGGATGTGGGCAGCCTGCTACGGCTTCTACTTCAACGCCAGCGGCGAATGGGACGCCGTCGAAAGCGATGCCAGCGACGAGCATGAGCCAACCCACTGGCAGCCCCTCCCTTCCCCACCCACCGAGTAACCCACCATCTGGAGGCGACCATGGCTTCGACTGTGGAAGTTTGCTGCGACTGGTGCGCGGGCAGCTTCACGGCGCGCTCTGCCGACCGCAAACGAGGCTGGGCACGCTTCTGCTCCAAGTCCTGCAAAGCCAGCAAGCAGCAATTCGGTGGCACCAAGGCTGAGTGGGAGAAGTTGAATCCTAGCAACCGGACCTCTCCGCTCAGGAAGTACACCACTCGCCTCCTTGAGGCCCATAAGCCAGATGAAGACGACGAGTCAGAAGACATTGCCCACGACGCATTCAGCGGCTGGGACGAAGGTGGCTGGCTCAGCGATGAATCTGGATGTTCACCAATTCGATAACTGGAGGCGACCATGGGCGCACTTCGAGCAGCACAATGGCGTTATGACCATGCTGAGCCAGACGACGACTCGGCGCATCAGGAAGCGGCTCAGACCTGGATCGAGAGCAAGGCCGAGGAGTTGGTCGGCGGCTGCGACGTGCTCATCCCGCAACGCCTTGGTGGCCCGGTTGGCGTCCGCCAAGACCAATTCGTGGCCAAGGTGGTCGAACACCTTCGCGCCCTGCAAGAGGATGAGAAGGACGACCTAAACGCCTTGGCCCTCCTCCTCCTCCAGGCACAGGCAGGTGGCCCAGTGAAAAGCATGGTCGAGGATGTTGTAGGCCAGAGCGAACACTGCCGCGGCAAGCTGTATGAGATCGCTGAGTCGATGCTCGATCAGTACGCCGAGCAGGGCCTGCAGTACGACGCAGACGAGGCTCGGCTATGAGCCCTCACAGCATCGCGGTCAGCGCGATCGAAGCGGCCATTGAAACTATGCTTCTGCCGGGCTCTGGCCCGGTGGAGGAAGCCAAGGCCGAAACCCTGGTGGTCGCCTACTTCTCTCTCCTCGCCATCGACGCCGAGGAGTTCAAACACTACTGCGAGCGCATCCGGCGTATTGCCGTTCGGCGCAAGGAGGCTGCATGACTACGCCAATCTTCATGTCGATCGTTGACGAGCAGGTGGCAGAGGTCACCCAGGCGGTGCCAGATGACCGCATCCTTCTGGTGTTCAAGGGCCTGACCATGGAGGACGCCATGAATCAGGCGCGCATGGCCCACATCGAGAACCCTGCGGCTTGGTCGGGCCGTGCCTACCTCTGCGGCATGTGCACGCTGGCCTATGAGGTTCTGGCATGAGAAACCGCTTCCCCGGGACCTGCTACCGCTGCGGCGGTCACGTTGCCAAGGGCGCCGGCCACTTCGAGCGCTATCAGGGTGGATGGCGAACACAACACGCCGACTGCGCAATCAAAGCGCGAGAGGAACGGCTTAGGAGCCTTCCGCAATGACCAGCTCCCAGCGTTCCCGCCGCATCGCCACCTGGCGCGGCAGCTTCGCCACCCTATTCATCTGCACAGCCTGGATGCTTGCGAGCGCCCTGGCCGGCAACATCACTTCCTGAGGAAATCAAATGAGCAGCATCACATTCAAGGCGCACGACGTTCAGCTTGAGGCCTTCTGCGGCAACACGATGCTGGTAACGGTTGAGGCCGACTTGACCGCAGTTGTCGAAGACATCCCGGTTGCAGATCGACTGCACGATGTTGATCCGGCCGACATCGTAGAAACAGCCGGCCCAGTCAACCTGCTTAATGCCATGGGAGAACAGCATTTCTCTGCATGGGTTGAAGCCAGCGGTGATTTCTACGAAGCCCTGAATGCCATCGGCATCGAGCGAATTCAGGAATGGATCAGCGACTACACCAGCGGCGAATGATCCCCTGACCCGAATCACGTAGCCGAGCACGGCGGCCCTTCGGGATAACCGTACCCCTTCGGGAGCGTAAGCGGCGAGAGCGCGCGACCATCCACCGCAGCCAGGGCCTGGAGCGTACCTCCGTGCCTGGGTGACCTGGCGATTCCCTATTCCAACTGACGGCGCCGGCCTGGCGCGAGGTTTTCTAATGTCCGCAGAACAGAAACTGATCGCGATCGAAGAGATCAGCGAGGAGAACGCCCCGGCCATCTACGTGGCCGGCGGCCTGAAGCAATTTATCGACCTGGTGAAGGCTGAGGTCGAAGGCGAAGTGCCCGACCTGACCACCCGCAAGGGCCGCGAGCGCATCGCCAGCCTTGCCGCGAAGGTCAGCAAGTCGAAGACGGCCGTCGAGAAGCCCGGCCGCGACTACCTGCGCCGGCTCAAGGAAATGCCGAAGGTGGTCGAAGCTGAACTGCGCGAGTTCGTGACCAAAATGGACGCGCTGCGGGACGAGACGCGCCGGCCACTCACCGAGTGGGAGCAGGCCGAGGCCGAGCGAGTTAAAGGGCATGAGATGCGGATGCTTGGCCTTCGCGCCGAAGCTTCAGATCTTGGTTCCCTAAACACCGAGGAACTGCTGAGCAGCATCGCCAGGGTCGAAAGCGTGGCTTTGGACGACTCCTGGGAAGAGTTCGCCGCCGAGGCTGGCCAGGTGAAAGACCAGGTGCTGGCTGCGCTGCGTGAAGCTTTGGCCGCGCGGCAGAAGTATGAAGCAGAACAGGCCGAACTAGCCCGCCTGCGCCGCGAAGCAGAAGAACGCGCCGAGCAGGACCGCATCAGGCTGGCACAAGAGGCCGCGGTCGAGGCCGAGCGGCAGCGCGTGGCCCAGCAGCAACAAGCAGAACGCGAAGCGGCAGCCCGTCGTGAACAGGAACTGCTTGACCAGGCCGCTGCGCAAGAGCGCGAAGCCGAGAATCAGCGCCTCCAGCTCAAGTTGCAGGCCGAGCAAGCCGAGCGCGCCCGGATCCAGGCTGAAGCCGACCGCGTTGCCACCGAGCAACGGATGGAGCAGGAGCGCCAAGACGCCGCACGCCGGCAAGAGGAAGCAGCCGAGCAGGCCCGCCAGGAAGAACGCCGTCGGGCCGATGCCGCTGCCGCCGAGATCCTTCGCCAGCAAGAAGCACGCGAGGCCGACAAGGCGCACCGGGCGAGCATCAACCGCGCCGCCCTGGAAGCCTTCATGGCCGAGGGCATGCCTGAGTCCTGCGCCAAGCAGGCGGTCAAGCTAATCGCTCAGCGCAAGATCCCGAACATAGCCATTTCCTACTGAGGTCGCCATGAGCCAGGCAGTAGCCATAATCTCGCAAGACATCTATGCCCAGCGGAATCAATTCGCCAACGTACTGACGGATCGCTCGCTGAACTTCGAGCGCGAGGCCGAATTCGCCATCCAGGTGATCACCTCGAGCGAGTACGCAACCAAGGTCGCGATGCAGAACCGGCAGTCGGTGGCCAATGCGATCACCAACATCGCCGCCATCGGCATCAGCTTGAACCCGGCCAAGAAGCAAGCGTACCTGGTACCGCGAGACGGCCGCATCTGCTTGGACATCAGCTACATCGGCTTGATGGACCTGGCCATGTCGACCGGCGCCATCCGCTGGGCGCAGGCCGAACTGGTCTACGCCGCAGACGCTTTCAGCCTGAACGGCTTCGACAAGCCGCCGACCCATTCCTACAACCCGTTCGCCAAGGATCGCGGCGAGGTGATCGGCGTGTACGTGGTGGTTAAGACTGCTGACGGCGACTACCTGACCGAAACCATGAGCATCGAGGATGTGAACGCCATCCGTGACCGCTCCAGCGCCTGGAAAGCATGGGTCAGCAAGAACAAATCCTGCCCATGGGTCACCGACCCGGGCGAGATGGCCAAGAAGACCGTGGTCAAGCGCGGTTACAAGTACTGGCCAAAGACTGAGCGCCTGGAACAAGCAATTCATCACTTGAACACGGATGGTGGCGAAGGTCTGGCCAGCTTGGCTGGATCGGCTCCGACCGATCCGGAGATGGTGAACAACTGGATCGCCCTGGCGCAGAAGGCAGGCAGCCTTGAGGCGCTGACCGACGTGTACCAGCAGGCAACGGCCGCCATGAAGCAGGCCAAGGATGCAACTGGACACGCCCGGTTCAAGGCCGAGGTGACCAAGCGCGCCGACGCACTCAAGGCCCAGTCGGCGCCCATCGAAGGTGAATCTGAGGAGGTGTTAGATGGAGCAGCGTAGCGCTGAATGGTTCGCGGCACGACTTGGGTGCGTGACCGCCAGCCGGGTGAAAGACGTTATGGCTAGCGGCCGAGGTGGCGCGCCGTCTGCGACCCGCAAGAACTACATGATGGAGCTGCTGTGCGAGCGCCTCACCGGCCAGCAAAGCGGACCTGACCTGTCCAACAAGCCTGCCGTGCAGCGCGGCGTCGAGCTTGAGCCATTTGCTTGCATGGCCTACGAGGCCGACAAAGGCCTGATGGTGGTTGAAACAGGCCTGGTGATGCACCCGAGCATTCCGGGTTTCGGCGCTTCGCCGGATGGATTGGTCGGCGACGATGGCGTGCTGGAGATCAAGTGCCCGAATACTGCGACCCACATAGCCACCATGCAGTCTGAGCGACACGACCCGCAGTACGAGTGGCAGATGCTGGCCCAGATGGCATGCACCGGCAGGGCCTGGGCAGATTTCGTCAGCTACGACGACCGCCTTCCTGAGCCGCTTCAGTACGTGTGCCACCGCTTCGAGCGCGACTTCAAGCGCATCCGCGAAATGGAGTCAGAGATCAAGGCGTTTCTGGAAGAGCTCAGCGACCTGGAGAAGGAGATGCGCGAGCGAATGAAGGAGGCAGCATGAACCAATCAATCGACCTGGAGGCAGCCAAAGCGACCTTCTTCGCGTCTGGCGGCCGGATCATTGTGCTGGAGGGGTTCCAGTACGTGCCCTTCCGCCAGCGTCATCACCCTGAGCCGAAGCCGAAGCGGGTCAAGTCAGTCAAGCAGGAGCGCGGCGGCGAGCGTAAAAGCCGCGCCAAGGCACGCACAGCTCAGGTAGAAGAGCTCGCCAAGACCATGACCTGTGGCGAGGTCGCAAAGCTCCTGGGCGAAACCAAGACCGCTCTCTGGGGCGTAGCGGCGCGGGGAGGATTCAGGTTCTTCAGCCCGCCGAAGCCGGCCAGACCCGAAAAGGTGAAGGCCGAGCCGAGTCAGGAAGATCGCAACCTCGCCGACAAGATCATAGCACTGCGTGATTCCGGCATGTCCCGGTGGGGCGTGACTTTGGAGCTGGGCATCGGTAACTGCAAGTTCGCACGCATCATTGCCGAGTTCGACATTGACTTCCCGCTCCAGCGGAATCGAGGGTAGGTCATGATCGCCACCATGTCTCAGCCTGTGCCCGCCGTGAAGTACGCGGCGGCCATGGCCAGATCCACTGGTCAGCCTTGGGGCGTATACCGAGGAAACAAGCGTCTACTGGTGGTTATGCCGTCTGGCTCGACGAAGAAAACGCCCATTGAGGTGTGCCACCCATGAGACGCATCCATAAACTCACGCAGCAGCGTCGCCGCCAGCTGCAATTGCACATGCTGCCCAGCGGATTGAAGGAGGTGCCGTATGGCGATGACGCCCCAAGAGCGCGACGAGAAGCGCAAAAAGAAAGAGGCCAAGGCCGGGGTTGAAGAGCTGCGCATGAAGACCCGCGCCGGCACCCGCCAGGCCCTGGCCGAAATCATGCAATGGGCCGAGGTTGAAGAAAACGGTGAGGCCATGACCCTGCTGATCCACCGCATCCATGAATTAGGGCCTGAAGCGGCCCGCCACTTCCTCAGTGCGCCGCGCCACGAAATCGTTGTGTCGGATTTTGTGGCGCAACGACTCGATCAGTTCAGGATCGCCAGGCAGATGCGAGAGCCAATCCTGGCGGTCGGCGATGACCCGGACAACACCGGCATCTACGTCATCGAACACATGCAAGGAATGCAGCTGTAGTCGAATCTCACCGGGAAGAGCTTTCGAAGCTGCCTGGCAGGAACATTGATCCTCCTCGGAGCTTTTTCTTGGGCTTCCTCTTCTTGGAGCCAAGCGCTTTACGAAGCGCAGCCTTTGCGGCCTCATCGGCCGTTAGCTCTATTCCATCTGCTTCGGCAGCTGCTTTAGCGCTGTCGATGCCGTTGATGAATTTGCGAGTTCTCTTCTCGAAAGCCATCTAGACGCCCTGTATCCGGCCCCATGCCGGTCACACGTAATACCCCATCCCAAACCAAATTGCCACCATGTGGACCGGCCCGATTTAGGGTGTGACATGACCCGCCGGTGGGGCTCAGCTAATGGATTCAAGAAACACCCATGACCCCACAATCGTAAGCACCACCACAGCTACTACCACGAAGACCATGTAGCGAAAGTCGCCCTGGGTCATTACGGCATTCCCCCAAATTCTTAGTGTTTGAGGGGTAGAGCAACTCTCATACCAACACCATGCCGCATCCGGCCACGGAGGGCGGCGCATGCATGGAGTACCGCAATGCAAGTCGAGACCTCCACTGTCACCAAGCTGCTGATCACTGGCGCCGAAGGCCTGGACCCGATCAGCGTCTACCTCGAAGACTTTGAGCCCTGCAAGGGCAAGATCACCGTCAGCTGCTACGACAAGACCTGGCACGCCTACTGGGGCGGTATGTGGGATGGCCTGACCATCGGCCAGTTCTTCTGCAAGCTGTACGACGCCTACATCATCGGCTACTTCGACCGGTCGCTGAGTTCTCGCCGGTTCAGCGCTGAAGCGCTGGCCGACAAAGCGCGGAAGGTGATCGTGCAAATGCGGCGTGACCGGGATCTGGACGCAGAAGATGCCCGAAGCCTGCTCGACGAGGCTGAGGATGTTCGACACACCAGCTCGCTCGATGAGTGCGGCGGCGCCCACCGCGAGTTCCTGCACCGCGTATTCGGTGACGACTGGTGGAACCTGCCTGCCGATGCCATGGAGCCCAATCCAGATTGGGCCTACCTCTGCCGCATCATCGAAACGGTGCAGCAGGCCCTTGCCAAACAGTTCCCGATAGACGCCTGACCGTCCTTCGCTGCCAGCCAGCCTCAGTCGACTGCGCGCCCGTCAACACAAGATTCAACGCACGCAACAATCGCCGTAAAGCTACCGGTGAAGCTGTGCCGAAGCTCTCTCGGCATGTCGTAGGAAAAGTGGACAAGCCAAGATCCGTCGCCCAGCAGCACAGCCTCCTGACGGTACTTATCAACCTGATCCTCATCAATGCCGAGAGCTGCTGCGATTTCCTGGTTTGTTGGCTCGCGGTCCATCGGGTATTCATCTCGTTGACTGGTATTACAATGAATAACCCAAATACCATTAAATTGCCACTATCAGGTACAACACCGGCCAAGCCGGTGCATGCATGGAGAAAACCATGAGCGATAACCAGACCCCAATCGGCTAGGGTCGGCGGCGAACTCACAAGGGCTTCACCTTCTCCCGCATCAACACCCAGCTGTAACCCCTCTCCCCTCTATTTCGAGCAGGTCGCAGCACGAGGCGTGCTCCGGGCACCCTCAGTAGCAACCCGGCGAGCAAGGCCAACGCCCCACGCCATTGCCCTGGTCATCGATTCGCCAGGGCGAGAGTCAAAGGCCTCTTCATGCAAGGGCATGCCTGAAGGCGCATAGACCCCAATAAACATTTGCGTATTGCCTATCCGCGACAGCCGCACCTGGACATTTATGAGCGTTCCATCGTCGAGTGTTTCGTCATGAGTCCTATGGTGAAGCGTCGGGTCAGCCCAAGACCAAAAAACATCACCGCGAATTCTCATGCCGTCCTCCTACGACTTTAGTTGTGTGCGTTAACCCAACATAGCCTAACCGCAGCAGCTCGAAGCCGCATCTGAATGATTAATGATCTGAATCAGATAATTGGCTAGTACCGCTGTTCCTAACCACTTTCCCCTCTATTCACTGCCGCGATATGGCGGCCAAGGCCAACCCATGGAAATCGTACCGAGCACGACGGGCCGGGGCTTTGCCCTGCTCGAGTTTTCTGACCTTTACGGAGCGCGCTGCAGCGTACAGCTCAGCAGCCTGGTCGAGCCCGAGGCTATCTGGCTGGGCGTCGAGGATGCTGAGCCGAAGATCATGGCCAGCCAGGCGGCCGCCTTCGGCGTGGACACCAAAGCAGCAAACGGATGGGTGCCTTACCCAATCCCTGACCAGGTGCTGCTGACTACTCGCATGCACCTGAGCCGGGAACAGGTCGCGGCCTTGCTGCCGGTACTGCAGCGATTTGCAGCAACCGGCGAGGTGCGCATATGAGCGACTTGGTGAAGGTGACCGAAATGCCAGCCAGCGAGTTCCCGACCTATCTGGACGGCATGAACAAGATGATGCGCGAATGGACAGATCGCGCAGCTCGCGGCGAATGCCCATGGGTTTGCGCGGACTGTTGTTACACCTTCAAAGAAGGCATGCCAGATCAGTGCTGCCATGGATTGCAGGTGTGTACCGACATCATCAAGCGCGACAAGCTGCGCGCCATGCGTGAAGGAAACGAACCATCATGACCCGCCTCGCCCTCTGCCTCCTGCTGCTGGCCACCGGCGCCAGCGCAGCACCTTTACCGTACGGGGTTCGCGTCTTCCATGACGATGAGCAGGGCGCCACTTGCTGGCTCTACCAGGGCGTGAATCAAGGCGGCATCAGCTGCATCCCCGACAGCCAGCTCCAGGCCGGCAACGAGCGCCAGCTCTCCCCGCACGAAACACAACCCGAACCTACACCCGCTCTGGCGCCTGGGCGCTGGATTGATGAGAGGTATCAGCTGTGAGGAACATCAAGACCCGAGAAGGATATGACCTCTGGGACAAAGCGCACCAGCTCCCCAGGTTCAACTTCTGGCGCGGCGGCGAGGACGAGAAAGGAAGCGTCATACGCGTGCCAGACAAGCACGGAAACTGGGTCCACTTCGATGACCTGGCCAAGCTAGCCGACGAATACCAGGACGAAATCAACTCGCTGCGCGATCGGCTTGCCAGGCTTGAACCGAAGGCGGTGCAGCCATGACCGACCTGATCGAAGTGAAGACCGCCGACCTGGCCGGCGAGGCCTTGGGCTGGGCAGTAGGAAAGGCAGAAGGCCTGGACCTGCAACTGGCCCCGCCCGGCTACAACGGCGTGCCGTGGCGCGTGTTCGCGCGATACCAAGGTCAGGCGATCGAGCACACCAAGCGCTACAACCCGTGGGAAGACTGGGCGCTCGGCGGGCCGTTGATCGACAAGCACCACGTGCAAACGAGCTTCAACGGCAGCGGCTTCAGCCGGAGCCCGACCGGGGAGTACTGGTGCGCGTATGTGTGTAAGCCGAGTGGTCAGCAGGAGATCCCAAGCGGCGGCGGCCCTAACGCGTTAACTGCCGCTTGCCGGGCCATAGCTCAGGCCAAGCTCGGCGATACCGCCCAGGTGCCCAAGGAGCTGATTCCATGCCCAGCATGATCAAGGTGCAAACCTGCGACCTCGCAGGCAAAGCGCTGCTCTGGGCCATCGAGATGATAGAAGGTCCGATCCCGGCGGCGGACCGGCAGCTGCAGCTGCCACTGAGCGGCCACGCCATCGACGACGCGGCGGGCGAGTACCTGATCCAGAAGCACGGCATCTGGATCGATCGCGGCTACAGCTGGCCCTGGCTGGCTTGCGTATCAGGGAATCCCCTAGATCGACAGCCCGGCGACACCCGGGCAGAAGCTGCAGCCCGCGCTGTGGTGCACCACGCCCGCGGCGAAACCATCAACGTGCCGAAGGAGATGCTGCTGTGACCGTGATCCTGCCCCTGATGTACATAGCCTACCTGATCTACAAAGGACCGCGACCATGAAAGCGCGCATGACCTACTGGAACGGCTCCTGGTGGTGCCGGCGAATGGGGTGCACCGGCCAGGGCTCGACGATGAAAGAGGCCTGGGACGACATGTGGAAGCTGTACTTCGAAGTCGTCCGTCCTGCTCGCCCGCAAACCTTCCATTCGCCGCGCGTCCGCTGCGGCTGAATAGAGCTCACCCCTCCCCCTACTACTCAAGCCCGCCGACATGCGCGGGCGAAGGATTCCATATGTCTGATATTTGTTTCTCCGTAATGGAGTGGATGGCCACCGGCCGCGTCGGTGCAAGCTCGAAGGCCATGGCCTTTGCGGCGTGCGGCCTTCAAAACGACGGCAGCTACCCGCTTGATCCCGACGATCTTAACCGGTGCTTGATGTTATTGAAGACCGTACCTGCAATCCGCGAGCACTTCGGCAAGGTTGCCGCTATCGGTGAGGTCTGGGCTCGCCTGATCGAGCGCTGGAATGAGATAGAGGAAAGCTTCCTGGGCGAGGCAGGCCTCAACTGGGAGAAAGCCGCTAGCGCCCCGAAGACCTATGCGCTCATGAAGCAGGTCATTGGCGAAGAACCTGGCGTTATCACCCTAGGCAGCGGTGTTTCAATTCGTTTCAGCTGACCACCAACCTGCCGCCACCGGCGGCGTAGAGACCATCCATGAACCTGATCGACTGCTACGTCACGAAGATCCTCGGCGAGCCGTACCGAAAGTTCGGCCACTGGTGGGTATCGGTGGAATACACGGCCGAGGGCTGGCCGGGCACCAAAGAAATCATGTTCCGCACCGAGGAAGCCGCCCGGGCGGCGCAGGTCGGATACCACTTCACGGCCTGAACGGCATGGAGAAAGACATGGCGAATGCCACAGCAGCAAAGCCCTCAAGCATTCAGCCGCGGTTCATCCGGTTCGGCGATGCACCTGGATATCTCGGCATGTGCCGGGATGAGTTCAACAAGACGGTCAGGCCGAACGTGCGGGAATTCCCCATCGGCAAACAGGGCGTGGCCTTTGACCGCCAGGAGCTTGATGAGTGGGCGGACGCCTACATCGAAGCCAAGGCGATTGAAAAAGCCACCGGACAGGACAACAATCGGCCCCGCAGCGAGCGCCGAGGAGATGATACATGGCGCGAAAAACGATCACCGGCCTCTACGAGAAGGGCGGTGTCTGGCAAATCGACAAAGTCTACAAAGGGGAGCGAATTCGAGAGAGTACTGGAACTGGTGACCGGGAAGAAGCAGAGCAGTACTTGATCCACAAGCTCGAGCAGATGCGTCAACGGAAGGTGTACGGCGTTCGGCAGGTGCACACCTGGGAGGAGGCGGCAATGCGCTACCTCCTTGAGGTCAAGGATCAGCCCTCCATTCACCTGACTGCCTTGTGCATGAAACAGCTTCACCCGTACCTGGGCCACCTACCGCTGACGCACATCGATGACCAGGCGCTGGAGCCGTTTATCAGGGATCGGCAGACAGAAAAGGTTCTGCCGGATGGGACCATTGAAAAGGCCGTGAGCAACCGGACGATCAACATCGCCATCGAGCGCGCGGTCCGGGTTTTGACGCTCTGCGCCAGGAAGTGGCGAGACGATGATCGCCGCCCATGGCTGGACAGTGTACCCATGCTGAGAAAGCTCGAAGAGAAGAAGTCGAGCCGCAAGCCCTACCCAATGTCATGGGAAGAGCAGTCGATCCTCTTCAACGAGTTACCGGGCCATCTGCAAACGATGGCCCTGTTCAAGGTAAACACGGGCTGCCGGGAGCAAGAGGTGTGCAAGCTGAGGTGGGATTGGGAGATATCGGTGCCGGAACTGGGAACCAGTGTTTTCCTGATCCCTGCTGACTTCGGCGGGAGACACGCCCGGTCTGGCGTAAAGAATGGCGACGAGCGCCTGGTGGTGCTGAACAACGTGGCCAAGTCGATTATTGAAAGGCAGCGCGGGATCAGCAAGGAATGGGTATTCCCATACAACGGCACAGCGATGCACCGGATGAACGATTCGGCATGGAAGAAGGCACGGGTGAGAGCGGCGAAACTCTGGCAGGAGGAAAACCTTCGCCCCGCTCACCCTGGATATGCCTCGATCAGGATTCACGACTTGAAGCACACCTTCGGTCGACGACTGCGGGCAGCAGGCGTTACAGAAGAGGATCGGAAGTCACTGCTCGGGCACAAGAACGGCAGCATCACCAGCCACTACTCCGGCGCTGAGCTGGGCAAGCTGATTGAGGCTGCGAACATGGTATCAACAACTGACTCTCGCGGGCCGGTGTTGACGATCTTGAAGAGGAAAATCGGATGA